ATACGCATCACGCAGATAGGGCTGATCAGATTAAACGAGCGCACTCTATGATTTTTAAAGACGAGGAGCTCTAGATGGAAGCTGACGTTTTTGACGATTCAGACTTTGAGGTCGAGTACATCGACGAGATGAGCATACGCGTGTGCGCCAAATGGGGCGAGTGTTCGTATGTGTCGAGCTGGCACCTCGTGGACGAGAGGAAGATCCAGTTAAACCGTAGAACTAAACCTGCGGATTGGGAGGAAAAAAAAGCAGAGGAGCGCAGGCAGCAAGAAGAAGATGGGGGTAATGGGTGAAGGAAAAAAACGCGGACGGCGCAAGCTGCTAATGGAAGAAGCGTGGAGCGGCGCCCGAGTGTTTATCACCAAATTTGGAATTCGCCGCACCAGTCAAGCTCAGCATTAACTACGGGCCACTGTGCTTTGGGTGGCTCAGCTGAGGTTTTTTCGTAGACCTTTGGCGCGTTTCGTCGGCAAAGCCCGTAACTGTTAGATTCTCCCCTTTTTATCAGCTGGAAGAAATGACAGTCTTCACAGGTGTGGTCAGGCATCTAGCCCCATTTTGTCTGTGATGTACGAGAGTAGCTCAGTGCGTCCTTTGCGTAGGTAGCCCCAGTTACTAGCATTAGCGACAAAGGTCTCGTCGCCACAGACATCGCAAGTTCCGTTCAAGAGCGAATAAAGCTTTTTGCCTCGTTCGCCGTAATCCATTCCGCAGGGTTCGCAGACTCGGTCTGCGCGTTCGAGTTTCTTTAAAAGTTTGAAGGCTGTCATTTAAGTTTAGGTGGCTGGGGGTGTTGGCTGATCCCCCTGCCGTTTGTCCTTTGTCGGGACCTGACTACCGTAACCCCTTTTTGACGGGGGCTACGGCGTTCGACTGATAAGCGTTACTTCTTGACGACGAGCTGCCAGCCCGTATAAACCCCGATTTCCATCTCAGCAAAGGCGTTTAGGGCCATATCAACCCCACGCTTCACGTCCGGATGGCCGTAGTCGTCAAAAATGACGGTGCCTCCTTTCTTGACCATGGGCACGTAAAGGGTTACGTCCCGTGCAACCGAGGTTGAGTCGTGGGCACCGTCGATATAGAGGAGGTCAATCCAAGGTTCGCCACCCGAACGACGGTTCAGCTCGGGGAAGACATCCCAGCTGCAGCCTTTGATGAGCTCGATTTTGGCTGCGTTGTTGGATTTAGCGATATTTCCACGGGCAGTGAGCTCAATGTTGGCCAGTTCGGGGTAACGATCCGGTTCCGCGTGGTGCTCCTCACTTCCGGTAAAAGGATCAATCGAAATCAAACGGGATTCTGGGTGATCCATGTAGAAATCAGACCAGAAAACCGAGGAAGCGCCCTCGTAAACGCCGATTTCGACGATTTGGCGCTTCTCAGTGGGGTCGAGTTTGAGCGGAGCCGCTTCTTCGCGCCCGCACATGACCATATCGGTGTTTAAAAGGGCGTCATACCACCCCTGATTAAGGGTGTATCGGTCGTCTAGCTTCTTCTTGACCCCATCAATCTTCACAACAGGGGATGCCTGAGCTTCGACGTCGTTGTTCATCTTCGACATCAGCTCTTTAAAAGAAGGTTTCGAAGCCGTAGTCATCTGGCTGTGCGAAATTGAAGTGTCACAGCATGCTAGCAGCAGTTTCTTGACAAGCACCTGCCGACATACTATGCTTTAGGTGCAATCACATGAACACCATGACAAAATCAAAGATTGATATCAAAGGCAGAGACGCTGCTATCGCTGCTGGTGTTTGGCAGGGTCCGGCTTATATTCACATTTTATTTAAATGGGGTTGGCTTTCGGTCTTTTTCTTTGTCTGCTTGACCACTGCCGCAACTTACAGCGGTTGGGTTGTTAACAACTGGCAGACGGCTGCGACCAAACGAGCCGAGTACAGCCGTCTAAACCTTGAGTGTCGCAGGCAACAGACTGCTAAGTATGGTTACTTCAACCGTTCTAGCTGCCATAATTACGCCAACAACCAGGTTGGCCTCTATGCCAATTGATCCCGACGAAGTAAAAACATCCCAAGAGCTGGAGGAAGACGACGAGTTGCTTGAGCAAGCCTTAAGCAACTTAATGTCTTTTATTGAAGAAGAGACTACTCATTACGCGTTCATACCAGATCCTCGCAATGAGGAGGACTATGACACTTATGAGTATGGGACGGAGCCGATCCCTTTTGACGATACTTGGGGCCACGTGGATCAAGAAACTTCTCGGCAAAATTCTTTCGTCCAGAATCCGGACTACTACGAGTTTGCAGAGAATTCGATTCAGCCTTTGCTCGAGGATGAGGACAGCTGTCAGTAAGTTGCTATAGTCTGAACGGAAGCCCGAGTGGCGGAATCGGTAGACGCACCGGACTTAAAATCCGTTGACTCGACAGGGTTGTGCGAGTTCAAGTCTCGCCTCGGGCATCATTTTTTATCTAGATGGCATCTCAAACCAAATCCAAACAAGACACTCGATTTGCTAACCTTGAATCCAGAAAGATCGCTTGCCCCAAATGCAAGCAAGCTGCGTTTGGTGTAATCGAGAGTAGAAAGACAGTAGATAGCACTCGTCGTCGTTTTGAGTGTGAAGCGTGTGGTCACAGGGAGACGCGTTACGAGGTCTCTGCGTCGACTTATACAGAGCTCGTTGAACTCCGACGTAAGTTCAAAGAACTTCAGTCGCTGCTTGGTGTTGCCTTAAAGGAGACTGAGCTTAAAGATGAACTGGAAGTAATACCTTGCTATACGTGTGTTTATCTGGGTAAATACGGCTGCAGCTTTGATTACCCCGAAGCTTATACCGAGGGAGCTTTCGATTGCGTTCAGTATAAAAAGGTGTAGCTTTGCTACTATGCTGACATAAATCTACGTCCAGATGTCTGAATCGATTCCGGTTATTGGTACAGCTATTGTCAATAACCCTTATTGGTTACACAGGCTCTTTATGAGCATCGACTTCCCGGTTGATGATTTTGTTGTTTTTAATAACAACGGCCGTGGGCAAATCACTTCCGAGGTTGAGGCTATCCGCCGTCTAGATAATCCGTATGTGAAACGAGTGCATGTAACACACATGCCTGCGAATATTGGATGTTCAGGGGCTTGGAACCTGATCATTAAGTCCTTTATGAAAGCTCCCTACTGGGTTATCAGTAATCACGATGTGATGTTCGAGCCTGGTTTTCTAGAGGAGATGCATGAGAAGGCTAAGGATCCCGAAGTCGGTACCGTCCACGGCTCTGGAGGCGGTTGGGATATCTTTCTCTTAAAGGACTGGATCGTCGATAAATACGGTTTGTTCGATGAAAACCTTTATCCCGGTTACTGCGAGGATATGGATTACGGGATGCGTTTTATTCACGATGATGTAAAACGCGTTTTAAATCTGGAGCACGGTTATTACCACGGTAAGTACAAAGATTATTCAGATGGTTCTCAGACCTGGCGTTCAGAACCTCGGCTTCAAACAGCTGTACACACTGCGCACGAACTAAACAAACGGTACCTTCACATGAAGTGGGGAGAGGCGTGGCAGGCCCACGTCGAAGGTGAGACCCATAAAACTCCTTTTAACATCCCAGAGCTTCCAATTGACTTCACGACTTACGACCTTAGCTTTGTGCGACGTAAGCACTTAGGTTTTTAGAAAAAGTCTGTTTCGGTAAAAGATTTATGATTGTCCCAGTTTTAGTTTTGTGATGCCTTTTTACTCATCGCATCCTTCTGGAGGAAAGCTGCTTAATAACTTAAAGAATCTTCTTGACTCCAAAAGTATTTCTTCTTTTGGTTTAAGTCGTTTAGCGCACCTATCTCCTACGACTACGCGGAAGATATATTCTGATCCTACTTATATACCGTCTCCTGACGTACTTGAGAAACTGTGTGTCTCACTATCGTGTGATCCGGGCGATTTATTAACTATTACAGGTACAATGGAATCATCTATAGCGGTGTGTTCAGGTGTTTAGTAAAGCCGACTATGCACTCGCGGCTCGTGTTTTAGGGCTGCCTGTTCCCGAAACCCCGGCTGAGATGGCTGCGGCCACGCCTGCAACCGCCCGTGTTATGCGGCAATTCGCAACCGCACTCCCTGTGGCCCCCGGTCACGACCCGGAAGGTATTTATACGGGAGCTACCCACTCGCTGAACGCGTATCCTGCGAATACGCAGCCCATGCAAAAGGCTCAGTTGGCCTCGGCACTTCGTACTGAGCCGGAAGCGGGAGACGATGTGTATGTCCGCGAGTTGCTTGCTTCCTTAGAACCTGATGAGTACATGCTGATTATTCAGCTGCTCGAAGCTCTTGCCGAACAAGAAGATGAGCAGATGGATCAGCTGTCAGCTCAGCGCCCGATGGAGTATGACTCCCCTAACCTAGGCGCTAACTATTCGGTTCTGAACGCTCCTTGTTCTAACCATATTCCTCCATCTCAGCAGTTCCAGCAACTGAGCTGATAATGGATAACAACACTCGGCGTCAACAGCTAAGGGAACGTGATGTTCGGAAGCTAGCTCCCGAGCTAGATCCTGGAGCGTTTATGCAGATGTATATGGAGAGTAACTTTCCGCAGACTGCATCGCTTCCTTCTCCTCAGCAGTTAGCTATGCCTCCTGTGCAGAATTCTGCTCAGGATCCCTTAAAGTTAATGAAGAAGCCACTTAGTGGCACTAAATACGACAGTCCGGGCGGCTATTGATGGCTAGATATAGCTTTCTTAGAGGCCCAGACAGTTCTTCTCTCCGTGGCCTCGGTTCCGGATTAATCCCCACCCCTTCACTAGGTTCTTATTCAGGAGCGAAAATGGCCGCACCCATTGCCGCAGCTGCAGCAGCAGCACCAGCCGCAGGAAACGTCCTTACTCGTTTCGCGGGTGCTCTCATCCCTAATTTAATCGGTGAGATCGCGGGAGGGTTCCTTAGGCCTGGTGGCGTTGTTCCGAGTACAGCCACGATGCCTGTGGGGAACAAATACAACCTTTCAGCTGGCGAAGTACAGAATATCGTCCGTATGGCAGATGAGATTAACTTCCGTCGCCGGATGTTAGGTCTTGAGGAGATTGATCCCAGTCAGATAATCGGCGACATCGTGGAGACTAACCGTCTTCTGATGAAAGAAGCTGGTGAGCGGGAATACGCCATCGAACAGTTAAGACAGCAGGGTGCTATTCAGTCTTCTCTTGCTAATCAGATTGGCGCTGGTTTAACTGCTCAAGGTGGAGCTACTCAGCAGATGATCGCAAGTACGCTCCAACGTCCTAATATTGATCCAGCAGATGCTGAGTTAGCGAGGGCGTTCTGATGACTCCTGAAGAATTCTTAGGAAACGCACTCAAGGGAACTTTGCTGGTTAACCCCATCACCGCACCCCTTGTTATCTCAAGCGAACTTGGCAAGCTTATGGGTGTAGGCGGCAAGAAACAGGAGCCCCCTAAACCCAAGAGTCAGCCTGAGAGCGACCCTAACGCTCCGCCTCCGCCTCTTCCTGAGTGGGCAGAACAGCTGCCCCCTGAGGGTTACGCCGATCCAAACACCAATTACGATCCGCGTCAGCAGCCGTTGCCTCCGGGTGCTCCTGACGTCGGTGCTCTTCTTCCCGGTCTGCTTTCGCAGTGGGAGGAGGCCAATCGTCGGCGCGAAGCAGAAGCTCGCAAGTTCTATCCTGAGCGCACTCAGATTGACCTTGAGGCTTGGAAGCAACGTGAAGCTATTGCTCGCGAGAACTCTCTCGAGCGCATGCGCGAAAAGACCAAGCGCGATAAAGAGCTCAAGGTCATCGATGCGTGGACTGCCGTTACACAGTCTGAGATCCAGCGGGAAACTGCATTGGGTCTTGGGATGATGAACCTAAGCGCCACGCTGGGTATGCCTAACCCCAACGTTTTAGCTGCTAATGCGAATGCCATCGCAGCTGGTAGCAAAGGATTTACAGGCCCTCAACCGGTGTTTTAATCATGGGACTCGGAAGTATTCTTGGCAGTATTGCTGGTAGTGTAATCGCTCCCGGTGTGGGCACTGCTATCGGAGGTGCTCTCGGGGGTGCCGCCGAATCCGCTTTTGGGGGAAACAACAGTGGTGGGAGTGGTGGTGGAACTCCTACTGATTACTATGCTCTTTATGGAGCTCAGGCAGCTGCTGCGAATAACCCCTTAACCGCAGCAATGCAAGGGCTTTCTGTTTTGCAAGGTGCCTTTGGTGGCGCTTTAGGTCTAGAGGGCACAAGTACTGCTTCTGCTCAGCTTTCAGTCCTTAAAGAAGCTATTGATCGAGCTCAGAAAGCAACCCAAACTCAAGCTTCTATTACTGCTGGTGCTGCGGGTGCAGGTTTAGACCTGCTCAAACAGATTGGTCAGGCTCGGTTATCTACCGAGTTAGCAGGACCTACTCTTCTTTCCCAAGCTGGTTCTGCCGCTCTGGCTGGTGAGAACCAGCTGGCGATGAATCTGGCTGATACTAGCCGTAACATCCAGGCCCTTCAGCAGCAGACCCAAGCTGCTGTGGCCCAGAAACAAGCAGATACGCTTGCCGATGTGTTTAGTACTCGAGCTCAGACTGAAGGCAAATTAGCGCTTGGGGCACAAGCTCTTGAAAGTGGCTTGAAGCTGCAGCAAGCCAAGACTATCAGTGACTTGCAAAACATCCGTGGTCAGACTCAGGCTCAGCTCGCCCTGAAGCGTTTCGGTGCGGGTCAAGCTCTGGCTGGTCAACGGTATTTTGCATGATCAAATCGACAATCGGTGATTCCACAAGCGTTGCTGAGTGGTTGGCTTCGCTTGGTAAATCCCAGCAGGATGCTTTTAAGCATTACGCGAAAAACAGTACGAGCGATATCGAAGCATATCTCTTTGCTCGTTTTTTAACTCCTGGGTTTCGGGGATCTATTGCTGACTTAACTGCCTTCATCCAAGAGCGCTACCCGAAGACGGATCTTCGTAAAGATCTTCTGATTGAAATCGATTCTCTAAAGGATGACTTAGCCAACGTCAGGTCGATGACCACGACTGGGATGTTGGACTACGCGACAGCGGCGACCAAGATTGCTGTTTTGCAGAAGGAACTTCGATCCCACATTCAAGCAGTTCGTCAGCTGACTGATGGACTTGATCGCCGTGGGCTCCTTCTAGCTGGTGCTGATCGTTGCTTGCGTGAGCTTATTAATAGCTTTGAGGATCAGCCAACGATCAGTTCTCTTCTGGAAGAAGCTTCGTTGTTGATTTGGGGAACTATTGAACGGGAAGAAAAATCGTAGACTGGTTACTAACTAGTTTTTGATAGATGTCTGTTATTCGTTTTGAGTTAACAGGACTCCCTAAGTATTTAGAACTTATCTATAAAGATAATGTTCCTGATGGTTATATTAAAGACGACTTTGAGGCTTACTCGGGTCGCGCAGGCGATCAACGTTACTATGCTGACACGGTCGAGCAGATGAAAATCGACATGTTCGGGCCTGAGGCGTTGAACTGGTGAGATTCAACGCCTTACTTCCTTACGCCTAGACCCGGTCCATTAGGCTGAGGATATTAACCACGGGTGTTCTGAATACACCCATGAAACTGTCGTTAACGCCCATAGCCATAACTAGCTCCTCTTCATCCTCTAAATAGCAACTAAAGGGAAGAATGCATGCAGGTTGATTAGAGATATCGTTACCTGCGGCGTCGGTCCATGTGATTAAATCATCTTGGGTGGAGCCAACGAATAGAGCGTCTTTTGTGAACCCAGTGATTCGGGTCTGTGCGTCATCCAAAGTTAAAGCACCTAGGCAGTACAACAGATAAGGACGTCCGCCGATCTGAGAAACCATGTATTTCCAATGGAAGAATACAAGCCACTCGTCTTCTATCTTGATAGGAGCCGTGGAGTTAAACGTCGGGTGTTTACCTGTTGCAGCTTCTAAACACTTTGACTGAATTGTTTTATCCGATTCACCAGGGGTTTTAATCGATACAGGAGCGACCGAATAAAGAAGACGCAATTTTTCGTTGTCGTTATAAAAACACCAGTTTTTTTCTGACCCGCCATCGACGTAGTTTTTACCGATTCTTGGGTATATACACTCCACAAGATTCCCGTACTCATTAATCTCTCCTACGCAAACTTTTGGTGATTTAAGCATCAAATGCTTTGTTGAGTCCCATTTTGTTGCGTAGGTACTAGTTACAAACTGACAATAAAGTCTGTCGTCAGGAGTTACAAAGAGACGAGGGTCTTCGTAACTAAGTCGATGTTTTCCGGGACGTAACTTCCGAGGAGCAATGATTGTGGAGTCGTTTAAAAGTTCTCCAACCCATAAGTCGGTTGGGGTGTTGTTGTAATAAAAATATTTCATATCGTGCCGGAAGCAAAAAGGTTCCGGTTGTGATCGCCAAGCAATAAGGGATGACCCTCGATGCTTAATTAAGCTAGGGCTGAAATTAGCAACGCTTCCTTCGGGTAACCCCGTAGTAATTCGAGTAAATGTCCCTCCAAGATCTTCAGCTTGTTGGAAGACTGTTGGGTATCCAGTGTTATCCCGTAACCTCGCTTTAAGGACGGTCTGAGCGTGATAGTTGCGATAGCGGTGAAATTGAACGCTCACTTGGCCAGCTCCTCCATGGCTTTTTCGAAACCTTCAGCGATTTTGTCCCAGCGATAGGACGGATTTTGAGTTACTTCGAAACAATCGTCAGCAACTTTTTGATAGAACACTTTGTCTTCGTATAACGTTGAGAGCTTCTCGGCTGCGTCATCTACATCGACAATGCCACGCTCCACTCCGAGGTCTTTGTCGTAGATCCAAGCAGCAACGTCTGCCAGCAGAGCTTTGCCTTTCCAGACGTCAGAGCACGAGGTGTGGTTCGGCATAACCTGTGGACGTTTACATATCGCGTGTTCGAAAGGTACAAGTCCCCAGCCCTCACCGTTACAGGTATTTAATCCAACGTCACAGGCGTTATAAATAATGTTTAGTAACTCGTCAGGTGGAGCGTTGGTGTAGTCGATATTATTTGCAGTCATGATTAGACGCTGGTCTGGGTTTAGACCAGCCCTCTTCATCTCAGCGTTAAAGATTGCTCGCACATCCCACCCAAGATCTTTTTCGCTCATGTGCAGGTAGAGCGAGGTATCAGGTTTATCCTTCGCAAATTTGACGAAAGTTTTGATCGTTAGGTCGATATTTTTACGCGGCTGATTTCGGTTGGCGTTAAGGACAATAAATTTGTCAGTAGGGAGATGAAGTTTCTTACGACAGTCGTCTCTGTCAAGAGCGTGGAACTTACCAGTATCCAGACCATGGGGGATTACTCCAAGCATCTTGGGCTGAACCCCATGCTTCATAATTCGCTGAGCCTGTTCAATCGAGAAAGTAATCGCAAAATCCCAGTCCTTAATAAACCGCATGTGGTTTTCGATGTACCACTCGCTATCGATTGGGAAGTAAGCGATGAACTTGAACTTCATCGATGACTTCAGGAGGTGGATTCGCTCCCACACCTGGTTAACCATCCAGATGTCGTTCAGACAAATCACAAAATCTGGGTTTTCTTGCTGAACCACAAGAGGCAGCCGCTGAATACCGAAACGGTCGGCGGGGTTCAAAGCACCAGCTGGGTAGACCTTGAATGGTAGATCGTGTGGATCTCCTGTGTAGTTAATACCAAACGCTACGATCTCGTTATCTTTCGCTAGGTGCTCCAGAATACTGTGTGTTACACGAGCAAAACCTGTGTTCGAAAGGATATCTCCGTACCAAAGGATTTTTGCCATGCGGGGGTTTAAAATCTTTGCTAACAGTATACAGACAGTTTTTGAAAGAGCATGCCTAGTAGAGAGAGTTTTGCGTATCGCCGTGCTCTAAAAATGAGAGCAACTAAGGCTATGGATTCAAGCGCCCCTGAGCTCGATACTATATTCACTAGAGCAGCAGAAGACTTCCATACCTTCTGTACGATTATGGACAAGGCTCCAGCACGTCATATGCTGGAGTGGCACAAGCACTTGATAACAGGCGAGAGCAATAGATACCTATTAGATATTGCGGGACCAAACCTCGATATTCTTGCTCCTCGAGGTTCGGCAAAGTCCACGGTGCTTAATATGTTCACTGCCTGGATTATCGGCAGACACACAACGGCAGGTCTCCCACTCCAGATCATCTACTGCTCATACAACATCGCTACGGCAATACCTAAAAGTCGAATTATCAAGCAGATCATCGACTCTGCAACGTTTAAAAAGATTTTCCCTAAAGTCCAGCTTCGCGCTGGTATGCAGTCAGATATTGGTTGGTCGATCGATTTTGACTATGCGGGCATCAGTCGAGTGGGTGATGAGGAATTTACCCTTCGCGCAGCGGGTCTTCGTGGCTCCATTACGTCGAAGCGAGCTCACCTAGTCATCGTGGATGACCCTATTAAATCGAGCACGGATATTAAAAACCCGTCGATTCGGGACGAGATGAACAATAACTGGAGCTCAGTTATCGCTCCCATTATTTTTGAGGGAGGGAGAGCTATTTGTCTCGGGACCCGCTTTCACCCTCTTGATATCCATAAGACGATGTTCGTCCCTGAGAAGGGGTGGAAACAGGTCCAGCAGGAAGCGCTTACATATGACAACAGCGGTGAGGCCGTTAGTTACTGGCCTGAGCAGTGGAGTGTGGATTATTTGTTAGGCCAAAAAGAGCTGGACCCCGTGGCGTTTGCGTTCCAGTACCAACAGCAGCCTGTGATGACGTCCGATCTGATCCTGTCTCCTGATTTATTGATTAAGGGAGACGTTGTCACCGAGTTTGATTCCCTTGCTGTAGGTATTGATTTATCCGCCAGTAAAAACGAAACGTCCGATTACACAGCCTTTGTTCTTGGCGGTCGTCTGAAGGATCAGTACTACATCATTGATGCTCACCAAGTGCGCTCGATCGGCAATCTTGAAAAAATCGATCTTCTCTGCAAGATGCTCGTTGAGTGGGGGATTCTCCAAGAAAACTCAGAGGGCCAGTATTTTCCTACGTACTCCACTTGTACTCTGGTTGTTGAAGCTGTTGCTTACCAGGCTTCTTTAGCTGCCGATCTTAGACGGGTGATGCTGAACGAATGGGGACTGGGTAATCTCCATATCCACGAGGTCAAAGGTTTTAGAGGGGACAAGATCGCTCGGTTCCGAGGTACCTTGGGTCTTTTAGAGAATAAAAAAGTAATCTTTAACCGTTATCGAAGGTTTGACCAGCTCTTTGATCAGGTAATTAACGTCGGGGCTACTTCTCACGACGATTTACTAGATGCCTATACCCATCTAATGTGCTTTTTGCAGCGTCGGGGTAACTTTCATCTGGAGTACTGATCGATGATCTCTGAAACCTGGCGTCATTCAGAAGCTGTGATGAACACCTATAGGGTGATGTTTAACATCACTGCTCATAATCCTCTTTCTCGTGTCGATCCTTTATTAGAAGTTCTGCGTGGTTATGACAAAATCCCTGCGGCTACCAAAGACGTTTTTATATTTATCGATCATGAACACGAAAGCGATAAACAAATTCTCTTAGACCTTTTATGCCCAAACCTGAAGACTCTCTGTATTCAGGTTATCGTCGCTGGCCCTGAGTATCAGGGTTTTGCTCTGTGCTGGTCACATAAACAAATACTCAAGTTGGCTATTGAGACAAAGGCTTATGACATTTATATGTATAGCGAAAACGATATGGTCTTTACCAAAGACCATTACACGTATTGGTTAACTTACCGTCAGTTCTTAAAACCACTGAATTTAGAACCAGGGTTCTGCAGATACGAAAGATACGACGAAAAATGTGTTCCTTTTGATAACTACAGAAAATGGTCCCTATCCCAACCTACTAAAGACGTTTGGGGCGATCGACCTTATCGAGTGAAAACATTCTTGACACCGACTCTTGAATTTGTTGGCTTTGCCTCTCTAGGTAACCCCTACATGGGTTTTATGGTTTTAGACCAGGAGATGGCTAATACCTATATCAATTCACAAAGTTTTGATCCGGTTGCGAGTTTTGAGTTAACGCGCCATCGCTGTTGGCCAATTGCAGACAGAAGTTCTATGGGTCTCGCTTTTGAAGGGCTCGAGGCAGATCAGGAGCATCGTCGAGTTGTTCCGATCGTTAAAGAAGGTGAAAAGCTTCTCATAGCACCGTGCGGGCTCGTTGAGCATTTAGATAAAAAGTACAGCACGCGTTTAGCTGATGAGGATGGTACTCTCATGGATATTTCTGAGATGCTTGTTGTATGAGTGATTCTGTCTCACATCCGTCTCACTATACTCAAGGTGATATTGAGTGCATCGATGCCCTTAGGGCGTCGCTTGGACCTGAGGGTTTTAAAGGATTCTGCAGGGGTTCGGCGATTAAGTACTTGTGGCGGACTGAGCACAAGAACGGTATCGAAGACCTTAAAAAATGTGCATGGTACATAAACAAGCTCATCGAAATTGCTGAGCAAGAAGGTTAAACTATTACTGAGGCTTCTTACCTATGGATATTCGCGCTTTCGGTTCTGTATTCCCTCAACAAGCCAGTTTGCCTTACGCCAGCGGTTTCGCTTGGGTGCCTGGAGATGGGGAAAAGCGGTTCAGCACCTGCCGTGGTTTATATATCGAGGGGGATGCGACTGATGTTTTTTATGTCGAACTGAACGACGCTCCCGGACAGTGGTTTTTGACCGAAGTTGGTGCCAATAAAGTCTTACCTTTCGCTGCCACGGCGATTAGTGGCGGAAATGTCGACAGTGTCAAGGTGCTCTACTGATGGCTAACCAGTTTGTCCCTTACGCTTTTAACTTTTCTAAGGCGTATCAAGATCAGGTGTTTGCAGCCGATCAGCAAAGGCGTGCGAATCAGGGAGCTGACTCTGCTTTCGCTCAAATGGCGGCTGACGACGAAACCGATATGACTGGTCAGCCGACTCCGCAGGCCCCAAGCACGCCGATGGTTACTTACGGGGATGGCTTAGAAGGCCCCGTGGACGCCCTTGAGCAAGATCGAGAAATTATGTCTAGGGCAAAGAGGCGGGCCTCGCAGTACTTATCTGAGGCTGGTTGAATTAGTATGTTGGCAGTTTTGATACTGCCAGCGTGCTGCTAGACGTCTTTACTTACTTCAACGAGAAGGAGCTTCTTGAGCTGCGTATTCGTACGTTGGAGGATCACGTTGATGGCTTCCTGATTACAGAAGCCAATAGAACGCATAGGGGCGAAGAGAAACCCTTTACTTGCTTAGAGACGCTTAAGGAACTCGGGATTTCAGACGAAAACATTCAGGTTCTTCACGTCGAACTCCCGTCAAAAGAAGAAGCACCTGACCCGTGGCTTCGTGAGCGAGGTCAGCGAGACGCTGCCAGTGTGGGTCTCCATATGGTCCCGGACGACACGGTTTTTATTTGTTCGGACCTGGACGAGATTGCTAACCCCAATAAGTTGAATGATCTTGTAGCGACTGTCGAGGAAAATCCTGGGAAAGTCGTAAAGCTAAGTATGTCTATGCACTATGGACGCGCTGATCGTCAGCTTGTAACCCCAGATGGTTCGCCGTTCAATTGGCGTAATGCATTTGCTGCGAACGTCACTACTTTAAAAGCCCACAGCACACTGTCAGCTATGCGAGCTGAAACTGACTATGTGACTTTTGGGGAGCTTGACGCAGGCTGGCACTTCAGTTGGATGGGAGATAAAACTCGTCGTCTTGCGAAGTTAAAGTCCTACGCCCACTGGGAGACTGATACTTCAGATGTCGAGAAACACTGTGCGGATTTTTCTGCAGATCCGGGCGGCGTCGATATGCTCGGAAGGGAAGATCACATCATCGAGAAGTTTCCTGTAGATCAGCTTCCTGAGGGTGTCTTTCTGCTGCCACGCGTTAACGAATTTCTGCTCCCCTCCTGATGTTTGTAGATACCTTTACTTACTTCAACGAGAAGGAACTACTGGAACTTCGCGTTAACGCGCTTAAAGATCACGTCGATGGTTTCATTATCGCGGAAGGCGATAGGACTCACCGAGGTGACCCTAAGTCTTTTACTCTCAAGAAAACAATTACTGAGCTTGGTCTCCCCTCTGATTTAATTCAGGTTCTTGAGGTAAAACTTCCTTCTCAGGAAGAAACAGTAGATCCGTGGGTACGTGAGCGTGGTCAGCGTGATGCATTAACCACAGCGCTCGAGTACTTACCAGACGACACAATCTTCATTTGTTCCGATTGCGACGAGCTACCTAACTGGGAGTGCTTCGACGATTTAAAGGCCGCGTTAAAGCAAGTTCCCACACGGATCTTCGGGCTAAACATGTCGATGCACTACGGACGCGCTGATCTTCAGCTTTTTTCTCCTGAGGGAGAACTGTTTGAATGGCGGTGTGCGACAGTCTGCACCGTGGAAACTCTTAAAACTTACGGTTCGTTGACGCGTGTGAGGGAGCAGCCGAATCGAAAGTTTATTGGTTGCCGTGATGCAGGCTGGCATTTCAGTTGGATGGGTACTTCAGACCAACGAGCACAGAAGCTGAGCTCTATCGCAGAGCATTACATATGGGATTGTCCTGAGGTCCAGGCTTTGTGTGCGAGTTTCGTGCCTCAGGAAGGCGCTACGGACATGCTTGGTCGAAAAGATCATCTATTAACTAGGTATCCCATCGAGGATTTGCCCGAAGAAGCGGTTAAACTGGACAGAGTGAAAAGGTATCTGCTTCCCGATGGCCGATAAAATGCCCTCCGAAGTCCTGAAGCGCTTCGAAGAAAAACGTCAGGAAGAGAAAGCCCCCAGTGGTGAAGAGCTTCAGGCAAAGAGTCAAAAACGTAAGGACGCGCTTGCTAAGGCACGGAAAGCCAAAGCAATGAGTTCTGAAAAATGATCCCGCTTTAGGGTCCTTTTATCTAATAAGTGAATGTCAAGCGCCTCTTTAGATACTCGAAAAAGGTTTTCTGAGATTCTTGAGGCGGCACGCACTCAGGATCGCAGCAGCCAGTCGTCAACGATGGTTGTGCTGAGTCATATTCAGCAGATGGTCCTTCTGATGGTCAAGAAGGGTCTTACTTTTTACTGCGATCAAGATACTTATAAGAGCCGCACTCGGTTTTTAGCCGACGTAATCACGCTTAATAAGATTGATATTCGTTTTCCTGCGATCATCAGGAACTTTTTGATTGATGGAAGCGGTCTTTTTTACTTCCGCCCAGACGCCAAGCTCAAGTATCAGATTTATTTCTTCAACAAAAACCAGTACAGGGTCTATCACGACCTAAACGGTGAAGTTGAAGAAGTCGTAATCATCTATAGCTATAAGGTCAAGGCAGGAAGCCTTGGTCTGCCGAGCACCACCTCAGGTCAGAACAAGCGATACGTCCGTTTGTCAATCACAGCGGAATCGATAAGTGAAATTGAGACCGATACAGAGCTTAGTTTTGATCTGGAGCCAGGTTCAGTACTAACTCCGGCCAAAACGAGACCCAATACGTTGGGTTTCATCCCAGCCGTGGAGGTCTTAAACAAACCCAGCGCAAGTGGTACTGAAGGAGAGGGTGAATTTGACCCTTTCATGGAGCAAATCGTGCTCCACGACCAACTGACCCGGAATATCGCTAAGAATATTGAGTTCTTTGGTAATCCCACGCTGATCAGTTCTCGTCCTCGCAGTGATCTTGTCGAGGCGGGTGATACTGAGAGCAACTTCCGACCGACTATTAGTAGTCAGAGTGGTTTTGCGGGTATGGACTCGCCTTCCACTCGGGTGAGTGAGCCTTTTGGTACCGCCATGGGCGGTGGTTTAAGGGTTCCTCGCATTATCGCCAACGTCGAAGCGTCTGACCGAGTCGGTTACATGACGCCGGACCCGGTTAACGGTGATATGAACCGTTATACCCTTCTTTTGCGAGAAGAAATCCGGACAGCTCTTGGTGGTGTTGACGAGATCTCGATTTCTGCTGGTGCAACTGCCACGGAAATTAAGGGTCTTATGGGTCGTGCTCAGGCGACTGCCTTACGGAAAAATAAGAGCTTCTTGGTTTACGGTTTCTGCCGCCTTCTGGAGATGATGATTCATCACCAAGAGGTTATTTTCCGCGAATCTTTCATCCTGGCTAGTGGATTAAAAGAACCAAAGCCACCGGAAAATGGTGCGGATCAAGAGGCTGTCGAGAAGTACCAGCGAGCAGTTATGCGCTTTGAGCAGAAGCTCGACGCCACTATCAAACAAGCTCTTGCTGAGAATAAAGTTCCCCGAGGAGTTGTTGGACTACCTGAAGATGGTGATCGGGAAGTCGATTACCGTTTTCAAGGGGATGTTTACGAAGACACTGCTTACGATGTTCAGCAGAAGTCAGTCGTGGTCCGTAACTTACAGGAGCTCGGTGTAGACAGTGTTGAAGCTCTGAAGTTTCTTTTCCCTGAAAAAACTGATTCTGAAAGAGCTGAAATGTTGAAGGGTTTCCCCTTCCGCATGGTGCAACAGACTCAATCTGCAATGCAACAATTTCTGGTATTATTATCCCAGATGTTGCAGTCTCCCCATCCGCTTGCGCCTAACCAACCGCTTGCGGCTGATCCTAGACTGAATATCACTCCGCTCCTTTACAGGACATTTGATCACCTAGCGGAAGAATTAACCTACTCGGGTAGCTATGAGCCAGCAGATCCAAGCTTCGACCCCGAGCCCGGTCTCCCCGGCGGCAGCCCCGGCGGTAACCTCGGACCAGGGCTCAACCGCCTACCCGCAGTGGGTGGCGCAAACAGCTACCCCGGCGGTAGCTTCGGTTCCTACAGCCCAACCGCCGTCGCAGGTGGCACCGGCTACGGACCCTTCTATCAGCAGCCAGTCCAGCCAGTTAACGTCCAGCTCCTCCCCGAGCAATCCTTGGGAAGCAGCGATGGGTTCCCTGGAGCGGGTCCTGTCCCAGGTCAACTCGCAATCCCTCAGCCAGGCACCACAGTCGCTCTCCCAGGCGGCACCTCAGCTGGCTACTCAACAGAACAGTCAGAATTTACAGGCCCAGCCCTGGGCTTACCAGGAACAGCAGGCAGCGCAGACCTCGTCTACCAACGCCTCACAGACCCCGCTTTCCTCTCAGGCTTCTACGGCCCAGACGAACGGCGTCAACGGTCTCAGCAACGTAACTCAAGCCGTCGTTAACCACTTCGGTATTGAGGCTCCTGGCATCCTGAACCAGTACGCTTGCGCGTTGGAAGATCTTCTGATCAATCAGGCTGGCGAGTTTGACACTCTCAATGAGCGTCACAACGCCATGCAGACGATCCTGACTAATCCGGATCATCTTGCTAACTACACCGATCGTTTCTTCACCGAAGTCGTTCCCGTCGATATCGATGAAGCACCTGTGGCTCAGCAAGCTCCTGAGGCTTATCAGCCGCAGTACGACATGCCTGCCCCTCCTGCCAACGTTGGCGGTCAGCAGCAAGGTGCAGCTCCTCAACAGCAGTGGGAGCAGTTCAGCGATGTCATGAACCGCAGCCCTGAGAACGCCTGGCGTTATCTCAGCGGTATGCAGCCCGAAGCTCTGCGTAGCAAGCTTCTGTTCATGGACGCCGCTTGATTCAGAAAAACTAGGTGATCAGCCCCTCCTAAGAGGAGGGGTTTTTTCTTGCTAATCTTTTAAAAGAATCAGAGAAACACCATGCGTGCTTTAGGCGACACTCGTCGTAAAAATCCTGTTGAGGCACCTAAGCCCGCAGCTACCTCCGAGCAGCCTGTTCAGCAGCCTGCTCAGGAGGCTGAGTCTTCCGAATTGTTTGATGAATCTGTGGTTATCGACTGAGTTTTTGAATTCATTCTTTTTTTGAGTTCTTCTTCTACGACTTTCTCCAGATTGTTAAGGATTCGAATACCTGCATAACCAACCACGAAGGAGGCCGCTAAGGCCTCTTTTTCTGTCAGATTAAATCTTTCAGCTATAGCGGGACTCACGTAGGTAGCGATTAAGTACCCAGCTAAGACTGTTTTTATCAGGTAAGGAAGAAATTTTCTGAATCTTTGAGGATGGACTAAGACATCTGTGACAGAGCCTGAAAACGAGGCTGCTGCCATTTCTGGGTCTGCCAGAAAGTAAGACACAGTCTCTTCAGCTGGTAGCTGCATCTACTTTCTATTTCTGTATAAATTTTAGACCAAGTAAAATGTATTTAAAAAGGGCCGACCCATGGGTTACACGCCTCAGACAAACTGGAAATACGATAAAAACCTGTATCACCGTATTCAGTCAGGTCCCCAAAGGACGGCTGACAACTTGGATGTCAGGGATACTTATGTAGTTCTGTCGAGTGGTTACGTAACGCCAAGTGGGCTCAAACAGACTTGGTATGGAGTAAACGACGAGGGAGCAGACTTCGGAAATATTCCTGTAGGACCTCCAAATATCAGTGGGTTTTTAAATACTGAATGGCGCTTCGTTCCTCCTGCTGTATCTGGTTATTGGACTGATTACAACAACTCTTATGCAGCTGCATCAGGTCTCCTCACTGTCTACGACGGTTTTAGAGCGCAAGGCCTGTATAGCGTTGCCGGTCGTACAGTCCAGACTGCTTTAGGCCCACAGCCAGGTCTAAGAAATTTTGGTGCGTACACTTGGTTCGGT